GCAACGTCTTTGAACACAACTTCTGAGCCCTCTCTTAAGATCTTAAAGTCAAAAGTGTATGTGCGCCCGCGCGGAAGAGATGTCATATTGAAGTCAAAGTAGTGGCTTGACGTGTCATTTGACACAGCTGTTCCTGGATCGTGGAATGGCACAATTACCTCATTCAAATCGGTGTCACGAACTTGGTAGTAGATGTCCTCAACAAATATTCCCTTGTTCTCGTAAGGAAGCTTCTTAGATATAAACTGTCTTGTGATGTCTTCTATAAAGATCCTAAATCGATACTGCTCGTTTTGCTGGTATGACGTCCGCATATTTGTCATGCTAATTGTAAGACGTTCAAGGTCAACATGATACTGCTCTGTATCGGGACGATAGACTGTGAGTGATCCTGTTAAATAACCTACCTTGCCATCATTGGATCCCCATATCTCTGTGAAGTCAACCGATCCTGAACTCATTAGGTGATTGTAGACAGTTGCATTCTCGAAGCTGTTTAGGATAACATCAGACGTGTAGACGCCTGTGATAAAGTTCTGACCATAGCTTAGCTGTGAAACATTGAATTGCTTAGTAAAAGATCCTGTCGCTAGTGTCAAGATCATGCAATTTGTGCCTGTTATGGGTGTGAGAAGTGTTCCAGACAGGATGTTTCTAGGAATTCCTCTAACGTTGTTTGACAGGAGAAGTGTGCCTGTCTCATTGAAAAAGAAGTTATTGTGGTTGTCACGGACGAGATCATTGTAGGTGACAACAATTCCGGGTCGCTTGCCTACATTTGTGGCATTTCTAGACGTAAATCTCTTCACAAATCTCGTGAATTCATCTGTCTCTTGAGATCCTGAGAAGGATATTCTAAAACCATGATCAGGAATGAGGCCTGCAAGCGTTCCTGATACAATGTCTGTTATATCAACTCTAAGATCTTCTTCGCCCGACGCAAAGATCTGCTCTTTCCAAAGATTGACAACGCCATTACCGTCATTTAAGTTACCACTTGAGATGATGTCGATGTCAGAAGATCCTAGTAGCCCTTGTTTATCAGCACCTGTCACATACCACTTCTCAACTTGACCGGTTGAGACAGATGCAGTTAAAAAATTGCAGACATCAATGTCTCTATAACCGACAACGTCTCTACCCACACCCTCATCAAAGCTTCTTGACAGAGGGAAAACAATTAGTTTAAAGTTAGTAGGTGTTGGTTGGCCACCATAGACATCCTTTAGAACTAACTCACATTTGAATGAAGCGTCATTTGTGTTCAGCTTAGTAGCAAGGAGTGCTGTGAGAGGGGAGTAATCAAACTTTATAAGAATTCTGGAGAGCTCAATTGGATTTGTCTCTCCGATAATCCTGTTCTCATCGTACAGTTTGAACAAGTCAAGTGTGCCTGCTTGACCCAGATTTGCATCTGTGGCTCGGAAAGATGACCCAATAATTTTATTGGTAATGTATGTATCCTTACTTGCTGATAGTGCTAAATACATTTCATCTCCTAGCTAACATTACCAATAATATCAAAATCTGGATATCTAACTTCAAATATTCCACCTGGTGGTGGAACTATTACACCGTTTAAAGTGTTCTGGGTGACATTAAAGACAACGTCGCTGTATGCTGTTCCGTTGACGACGCCGTTCACACTTTCAAAAGTAAGATTGGACACTGTTGTGACACCGTCTGTATTCAGAAGTATGTTCATAATATCAGATGTTAGAATTCCTTGATCAATTTGGAAATTCTTAATGTTGAAGTAATCCTTAAGTGTCTGATTGATCTTCTGGAGTGTCGTATTCTTCACGGCAGACGAGTTAAGTGTCACTGTGTACTTCACTCTTATGTTCACAATTGCTGCATCAACAATGTCTATTGCGTCAGAGATCAATCTAAACTCGTTGAGGTACTTGCTCAAATTAATCTTGAGAGTGTCGCTTGATAGCACAAGTTGACCACTGGAGTTTCGACTAACAACGTACATTAAAGTTGATAGAGGATTAACTGGGTTTGGACGGAAACCTGCACGATAAACTCTGCCAAAATTAGACGGCATGGTATAGATGCGTGCTGCAGCATCTTGCTTAGTCACAATTCTATTCTGTGAGTTTGCATAACCAAGCGCGATAGATCTCAGATCTTCAAGCGTTAAAGCATCCTCACCTCCCACAGCTGTCTCTGTGTTGTCAACTTCAAAAGTTGCTCGAATTGTGGAGGCAATGCTTGCGGGCGTCGAGGGTGGAAATCGGTGCACAAGTCGAGAGATGCTATTGATCGTTCCTGCACCCACGTTATTGTTTAATCCACCGCCATAACGATAAGACACTGTAAGTGTTGTGCTTGTAGGTGAGATACCCAAACTCCTTGTCTGGAGTAGTGTATTAGGATCAATTGAAACTTTGTTGAACGTCTTCTTCGATCCGTACAGAGGTAGTGCCAGCTCTGATGGGTCGGGTATGACATCATCATCGAGTGACTGTGCATCACCTGATCCGAAAGTCAAAGTTGTCCTACCTGTCACACGGCTGCCGCTTGATGTGAAGCGGCGCGGAGCAGGTATAACTGACAGTGCATCTTCTACGACATCTGCATCGTACTTGGTGTTTGTCATTGCCTTGTAGACGACGTCGTGTGTAAGCGATTCGACTTCATAGTATTGGTTACCATCGCTGTCAGTTACACCAATAATCTCAGACACATTCTGATTGGCAAGAGTTATTGTTCTAAAAGGAACAAAGCTGTCATCAATGGTGAAAGTTTCTGTTGCAATGCGTCCTGATGAGCAGATACCCACACCCTTCATGACAAATCGTGTAGGATTTCCTGCAGCATCCTGCGAGAAGATCTTGTATTCTGTGGTAAGATTTCCATTGCTATCAACGACGCCAAAATCAACATCTTCTGTCAACTCAAACACGATCCCAGAGTTTGAAGTAACTTGAGTTCCTGCCTGAATAATTGGGAGATATTGTGTATTAGGTTGATAGTTGCCATTGACAACTTGAGCTGGAATTACTGCATAAAAATTAACATTGACTATGGCAGGTGATGCACCACCGATCTTGACTCCCGCTCTTCTGATCAGCCTCTCGACGTTATTTACATCAGTTGCTGATGAGAGATCTAACTCATTGAACTGGTAGTCAAGGTAGTATGACAGGACATCACCCGTGTACGCAGCCATGTCAATGAACATGCCCGCAACAGAGCTCTCTGACACATCTTTAATCTGGTCAGAGTAGTAGCTCTTTGCGTAGGTTGCAAGATTGTCTCTAAGGGCATCAAAATCTTTGCCAAGGTAAGATCTCTGGCGCTGTTGGCGGAGTTTTTGCTGAATTGTTGCCATTATCCCATCACCTCTAGTATGATCTTAACTTTCTGGTTATTTGCGCCGATCTTTGGGACGCTGTAATTTACTATGATTTGAAATTTTGCCTGCCCGTTTCTTGTCGACGGGAGGTTCTGCATGTCAAATGTGTCAAGTGTGACGAACGGCATGTACTTCTCAACCGTTCGCATGATTGACTGCATGACTGTCGTCTCAATGTCTGAGTTGGTCGAATAATCTGCCAAAATTAGCCTAAGATTACCGCCGTAGTCGTACAGGCCTAGACGCTCACCCCAGTTTGTCATGATCATGTTGCGTAAGTTGTCCTGAACCTGTTCAGCAACAGACGTGTGCATCTGGTATGGATTACCATTGCCCCCGAGCGACATCGGTGTCTTGATGCCAATTGGAAATACAGGAACAGCGGGCGTAGCTGTTCTAAGCTGCGTGACCGTCGTCCCGATATTTTTAAAGCTGCGTTCTGCCATCTCAGTTTATAAGTATTCGACTGCTAAGATCCCAGAATTATACTTGATTTTATGCTTTCCAGCGCGTCGTTGATTTGTGCTGTATAAGGATCAATTGGTGTTGAAAGTACCGTAGGAATAAGTGTCAAATTTGCGACAACAGGAGGAAGTGATAATGCTGCTGCTGCATTGGTAGCTGCAATATCGGCGGGTGTTGCTGCAGCAGACACAGCTGCAAACGCAGACGCTATCTGCGAAGTATCTGCAGCAACAGCCTCAATACCTGATTGCAATACTGCTGTTATATCTAAAATTCTGTTAATAATATCAGAAAATTGATCATATCTGAGGTAGGGTTGATCTGATGATGTCCCTGCCAGATATACCTTCCCCTCACTTCCTGGAACGACAACTATATCACCATTCGATCTAATGACGACAGCAGCATTGGAATTCTCTGCCTTTATCTTGACATCGTTTCTTGCAACTAATCTTACTTGATCACTCTTGATAACAGCGCTAGCACCCTCACCACTCCCATTGATGCCTTCAATGTTGATGAAGAAATTGCTGTCTGGGTTATCATTCATCGCAAGGTATAATCTTGACTTGTCAAGTATGAAGTCAGTAGCACTGTCGGTGATTGCCGCCTGCGTCTTGTCAATTTCTTGGTTGCCGCGCGTGTTTCTGACAGGTATTGTCTCTATCTTGTGTCCTGCAACAATGTCAACAATTCCTTGGCCAGGTGAATTTGTAGACGATCCAAGCAAAACTGATGCGTTATTGGAGCCTTGGACAACAAAGTCGCCTGGCTGCCTAACCAACCTTGGAACTGCTTCTTGGATAAATTTTTCCTGGTACTCTTCCGACTGTGCGATGATTTGATCATCATTGAGAAATGCACCTGACGTCTTCTCATATACGCTGTCCGTCTTGCCTTGTGGGAAGCTAGCTGCATTTTGGGTTGTTCCATTAAAGGCATTTCTAGAGCCAGTTTGTCGTTCGACACCCGCACCACCAGCTGTGCTTGGTTGATTAACAATTCGATCGATGTGCGTGTAGTTTACATCTTCTGAAATATAGTCACCCGGCTTGCGGCACATCCAGTAGTATGTTTGATCTACAGCTGAGTAGAAAATCCAAACTTGCTCAGCAGGCTTTATAGGAAAGCAAAGATGTGCCGGGAAAAATGGGTATGCAATGTGTTGGTCAAGACGATTTGCCTCAATTATCTGACACCAGATAGAGTTGATAGGCATTGCATTGACATGTGCACTGTTGACAATAGACGATTTAATGAGGTTAACTCTTTCCTCACTCAAAGCCTTTGGATCTGATATAAAATCTATCACCTTTGCCGTGATAAATCCAGTACCACTTGCTGCTGTGTTTTGAGCATTTGTCTGCCTATCACCACGGTCAATATTTGGGATGACAAATGGTCCCGCTGCTCTAGTTAAAAGAGACATCAGCTCTCACCGATCTTATCGTAGATCGCATCCATACTCATCTCCTTGCTCTCTTCCTGCGCGATAAGCTCAGCAAGTTTAAGGATTTGATCGTTAGCACGTGACATGCGCTCGATGTATTTGACAACTACTGGGCCCAAGATGTTGTGATTTGCTGCATTGCCCTTGATCTGCATCAGTGTATCAGTAAACAGGATGCCAGCATTCTCACGGTCATTGACAGCATTCTCGTACACTTCCTTCCAAAGCATCTTCTTCTTATCTTCCGTTGATGTCAAACTATCAAGAATATCTGAGAATTGCTTGATCTTCTTCTCTTTATCATTAAGCGTGTCAAGTGACTTGTCTATCGATGACATTGCAAGCTCCTAGAAAATATCATATTCGCCGGTTACCATCAGATCCTTATAGCGCTTTCTGATGCTTGACATCGAGATTGAGAGCTGCTTTGGTGTCAAACCTGTGATATCTCTAACGTAGACAAAGATTGCCCGCTTGTTGAGGATCTCCACGTCATCGATCTCATTAAAGATCTTCTTAATTGCTTCAATGCACTTGATCTCATTCTCACACGTCATGTCTGATCGGATATCTTCAAGTAGGACAAAGATGTTAGTAGTCGTGTCCTCTTTGATCAAATTGGCATCTTGGTTCTGATCGACTGAGTAATTCTCAAGATCAATCAGATCGATCTCACTGATCGCATCCTTGTCATCGATGCTGCACATCCTCTTGGCAGCCTTCGCACGCTGGCGACTCTTGACAATGAGCCAGTTTTTGGCGACGACGTTGAAATAGCTGAACGCCTTTGTGCCACGTGTAGCGTCAAACTTCTTCAGCGTCTCAAACAAGAATGTGATGCAATCGTTCTTAAGATCATCAAAGTTTCCATGTGTCACATTGAAACCCTGTATAAAGATCAGATTTTCTACAAGTTTATCAAATGCCGGAAGTATCTCTTGAACGTAGATAGCCTCTCTCTCATCATCACATGTCTCACTTTGAAATCTCACAATAGCATCATGAGTGCCCGCGTGGAAGTAAAGCTTCATACCGCCCGGGGACGATGATTTAACTGTCTTCTTCTTGTGTGTCATCATTATCCCTTAGCGTTTGTGTTAAAGCACCTGCAATCTTGAGAACAGTTTGCTGTGCAACTTCAATGTCTGCAATGACCTGTCGAACCTCAACAGAGTCGAAAAAAACAGGGATCTCTAAAATCTTAGAGATCCTTCCGTAGATGACATCAAGCTCATCAAGAGAGCTTTCAATCGTGTCTTCAACATTGATGATTATCTTGCCAAACTTGTAATTATAGTAAACAGAAATGCCTAGCAAGGTTGACAAGATTAGACACGTTATGATCAGAAACGCAACCAGCATTATCTAATCCCCAAAGCATCTGTGAGCTTTGCATAATTATCAAGTATTGCAGATCTTGAAAAAGTTTTTTGGCACTTTACAGCAAGCTCTTCGGCCCATTGACGAGGAGTGATATAGCTCTCCTTGAACTTTGCTAGCCGCTTCTTGAAATCTGCCTCAAGAGGCTGTGCCCACTTTGTGCCTGCCATAAAGATGTTATTATCAACTCGAGATGCTGGAATGTCAACCAGCGTAAAGTCAACTGGGATAAACTTTCCTAGCTTCATGAAGTCAAGGTGACCTGACCAGTTCGTCGTAATGACAGGTAATCCTGAAGCAGATGCCTCGAGGAGGGGCAAGCCAAACCCTTCGCCTCTTGTCAGGCTGACTAGGCACTTAATGGTTGGGTGTCTGTACAGCCCTGCGATCTCAGACGACGTCAGGTTGCCGTGCAGAATATGGATACGTGGGTATGGGCCGCGTCTATTCTGGTTGATAAACTTTTCAATGTTATCTTGCGTGTACTTCCGATCAATTCTTGTGCCACGCCCAAAGTTTGTCTTTAAGACGATGCCGACGTCCTTGCTGTCCTTGAAGACGTCAAGCATCCACTTCAATGTGTCTAAAATGTTCTTCCGATCATCCAAGCTATTCTGTGCTGTCATTTGTGAGACAATCAGAAAATTGAAGCTAGTTGAAAGTGGCAAATCAAATGAAGGTGCATTATCAATCTCAGGCATGTACCACTCACCGATCACGTGGATGGGTGTTGTCACGTTACCAGATGATACAAGTGTCTTCTTGACGTGCTCAGAAGGAACTATGACAACGTTCATCTTATTGACCGCTTCGATCCAAGCTGGGTTGCATCGATCAGTTTCAACAGCAGCTGTTACACCAATGTTATAACTTGCGATCTTGGGATCCCATTCATTTGGGAGCTGCACCTGGATAGAGATGTCAAATCCTGACGGCTGATTTGTCGAGCATGACATGATCTCTTTGATGAGGCCATTCTCAGCAGCTGGATTGATTATCCATGATGTATTGCCCCAGTTCAAAACTTGTGTCTGAACTGTCCACGTATCAATAGATTTAGCCCACTGGAAAATTTGTCGAGAATGTTCACCGTAACCTGAGACGCTGAGGAGTGGTGCTCTTACAATTACCTTCTTCATTAGATCTCCTTGGCCTCCCAGCGCTTGTAGGTGTTTCTCCAGTTCTCTATTGTATCTTTCATTGTCTGGTGCCAGTCGTCAACCGTCTTCTGGTAAGAAAATTGAGATAGTGCATAATCTCTCACCTTCTTGCGAAGCTCATTCTTCTCTTCAGGTGACTTCTTAAAGAGCTTATAGAGGCCTTCGGCAGCAGTTTCTATAGTGACGTAATCCTCGTAGATATAGGGCACCATCTGTGAGCCTACAAGTGTCTGGAGTTCAACAGGCAGGGCGACCCCGTTCTCTGAACCGTCTCTGTGATCCACGACTTGACGCGTTAGGCCGCCTGTCTTGACAGCAACAATCGGTGTTCCTGCTTGCATTGCTTCAAGGGTGCCTAAACCGAAGCCCTCGGCGTAGGATATGTTGATGCAGCAATCTGAGATATTGTATAGGACGTTCATCTTGTCAAATTCAATGCGATCTTTTGAGAAGAACACGTTGTCCATGATGCCAAACTCTTCGGCGACTGCAAAGAGATTTGGCCCCTCTTGATCGAGCGGATCTGTGTGCATGATCAACGTTGCTTTCTTGTGACCGTCTTCTCTCTGCATCTTATCGAGCATCTGCTTCCATGCTGCAAGAACGTCTGATGGACGCTTCCGTCTTGCATTTCTGTTGACCCAGATGCCAACGAAATGATCCATTCTATTGGAGCCGAGCAAGTTTCGCTTATAGTTGGCGCGCTCTACATCATTCAATGGAAAGAAAACATCATCAGGAATTGCATGGGGAATAAAGTTCGTCCGGTCAGGAAAACGATCCTTAATCATCTCATACGTCATGTACGAGTGACAGTTGATCAAATCTGTGGATTGGTACAGCGTCTCATTGAACTTTGGATATGGATGATTATCCCAAACGTGCCACCACAGGATGGGACACATCTGATGCACCTCATCCTCCATCTCAAAGAGCCAGATGAAAAAACGTGGATCTGTGAAGATCAGAATAGCATCTGGCTTCTCAGTTGCGAGTGTAACACGAATAAGATCTCTATTACCAAAACCATCAATTGGCTTGATAATGAGATCTTCATTCACGACGATAGTTCGGTAGTCGTTGTGCTTCATGGCGGCACCGAACTGTCTGAACGTCCACTCACCCTTCTTAACGAGGCCGTTGAGCAAGTGTCGTGTCTGTGTGCCTACGCCAGATGTTGAGAGCGCATGATCCGATAGGACGATGATTTTTTTCTTCTGCATGTGGTTATTTCAATAATAACCACCTATTTATAAGAGGTAAACGCTGCAAACT